ATCCGTAGTTCCCCCATTGCTTCGCCCGCTCCGGCGAGTAGGTGGTCAAGTCATAGCCCAACTCAGGAAACGGCTTGCGGTAGACCACGCCCCAATCCCTCAACCATTTCGCGGCGGCCCCGCCGTAGCTCCCATCGCTCCAGCCGCCGCTCCCTTCCGGCTTGCCACGGGCCTCGACACGGCTCCCGGCATAGCAGGCTTCCGTACTTGGCAGCATCGGCGGCTCGGCCATCTGGCCTAGATCCCACGACACACTTTCAGAGCAGTAGATTGCGCCCGCCGCGCCGAAACTGACACAATCTCCGATGCCCTGCTTCCACGCGACGAACGGCTTGCCGTATCGCGCCCGGTGCGCCCGATCCATCGAGCGATATAGGAACGTATCGACGTGCCGAGACTTGGCCATCGCTTCGGGCGCGGCCTGGGCGAAATACTTCTGCTCCCCCAACTCGTCCAGGAACTCGCGAACCCCCTCCGGGTTTGGTTGCCAGCCGAAGCCGGCATCGCCAACGGTTTGCGGCACGCGGGAGTAGAAGTATGCCCCCACACCCAACACGAGGAGGAAGACCGTCGCGACCAGCCGGAGGGCGTTGGTCTCAGCGCGTGACATTGGCGGCCGCCTCCGAGATTTCGCGGAGCGACCGGACCCACGCGGCCCGCTGCTCTGGCGTGATCGGCCCGCCGGACGTGCCGACCGCAGCCTCGAGGTGCCGGGCGATCGCGTCCCGGGCCGCCGGCTGGCGGGAACCGATCGACACGCCACGGCATCGCAGCTCCCGGGCCGCCTGCCGCAGCTCGTCCACCGCCACGCCGGTCTTCCAACGGGGGGCATCCTGGTTGCCGTCCCACTCGATCTCTTCGGCCAGCTCGCCGGTCAGGGCCGACACGACCGCGGCGTCTTCCGCCCCCGTCGGGCCGGTGAACAGGCCGCGGAGGTCGATCGGCCCGACGGGCACCGGGGCCGGGCCGGGGGCCGGCGTCACGGGCGATCCGAGATGGAACGCGGCCGCGGCCCCGATCAGCAGGGCCGCCGCGGCCAGTTGCCGCCAGGACAACTCCGGGCGGGGGATGGCGGCCACCATGGGGGCCACCTTCGCCCACAGGTCGCGGCCACCCAGGACCAGGGCGGCGGCGATGATTAGGATCGCGGTCAGCATTACGATGCCCTCACCATTGGCAGGAGTTGCTCGATGGCTCCCGATGCGAGAGCCAGGACGAAGGACCGCACCGGGCTGCGGACCAAAAGCCACAGCGGATAGACGGCCAGCGGAATCGCCTTGTCGGCCACCAGATCGAAAAGCCGGCCGACGGAATGCAGGACGATTTCCTTCTTCTCGGCCCCCGTCAGGTTGCTGACGTGATCCAGCGTCTCGATGGAGACACGCAGCAGGGCCACCAGCAGCTCGCCGAACTCACGCCACGTGATCCCATCCATCGCCGCCTGGCGGGCCGCGTTGAGAAACGACGCCACCTTGTCCACGACGTCGTGGGCTTGGCCCGCGGCGACCGTCGGGTGGAATGCGATGCTGCCGGTAGTCATTGGATTTTCCCTTCCTGCCACAGTTGTTTGGCCGTCGCGAGGTTGACCCCCAGCTCCAGGGCCAGCCGCTCGAAGAACGTCAGTTCCGGTTGCCGCCGGCTCGTGATGCAGCCGAGCCCAACGCCCTTCCGCGGCTCGTAGTGAACGTGCGACCCGCCCTCCCCGGGCGGAGCCAAAGCCTCACGGCCCCGGGCCGTATGGCGGAACATCGTTTCAACCACCCGGGCGTCGCTCACTGCATTGCGTCTCCTACCACCATTGTACGAATGTTCACATGCTCACCGGCGCCGCCCCGATCGCGGCCATTACCGCCATCCGGAGCCCGTCGAGCGTGCCCGCGTTGTCGATCACGACGTCCCCTGGAGCGACGGCCACGCCGTCCTCGCTGGAGTGCCCGGTCGGGCCATCGACGCCGGGCCGCCGCACATGCCAGACCTCGCCGCCCAGGCTCCGCAAATACTCGACCTCGTTCTCGAATCGCACATCGGCCACGGCGACGATCGAAATACCCTGCTCCGCCAGCTGCCCGAGCCGGCGAGCCAGCAGCCGCAGCCACACGTCGCTGCAGACCATGCCCCGCCCCCATTCGGTCCCGAGCGTCTGGAGCATTTCCCGCACGCTCTTGCCCAGCCACGGGACCACCGACTCCTTGCATTCCCGCTGCCGCAGCAGGGGCTCCGGAATGCCCAGCATGGCGGCCAGCATCGCGTAGAGCGGATCGGCCATCCCGATCACGAACGCCCCCGGGATCATGCTGGCCACGGCGTTTTTGCCCGCCCCAGCCCGGCCCGTGATGCCGATGATCCGCCGGGCCTTGCCGGCCAGCTCCGCCTCGCCCTCCATCGCGGCCGGCATCTCGTGGGCCACCCCGGGATCCATCCGGCGAATCCGCTCGTGGATCTCCTGGTAGCGTCGCCGGGCCGGAGCCCAGGCCCGCTCGAGCATTTCGTCCGACGCCCCGCTGACTTTCACCGGCGTGTCGAATCGGGCCGGCTCTTGCGGCTCGGCAGGGGTGAACGAATGCCGGGCGTGGGCCGCGGCGAAGTCTTCGGGTAGATCGGCCGGGAGGCCATTGGGCAATCGCATTCACCGCTCTCCAGGGTTTGACGGGGACGGGCCGGCGACGTGCATGGCGGCCAGCCCGCCAGCGGCGTCGTAGATGAACAACTCCATCGCTTGCCGGTTGCCGACGTAGCCCTCGTCGTGGTGGTAATCGTCGGTCGCGCAGATGGCCGGAGCCACACGGACGAGCACCCCGTCGTAGGTGTCGATCGGCCGGCTCCACTCCGCCGCCTGGTGGTGCAGGTGGCCGACGTGGAACTCCCGATACGGGCACCGCGACCATTCCTTGGCCGCCTCGATGGCCATCAACTGCGGCAGCTTGCGTTTGGCCTTGTTGCCATGGGCGAACCCCAGCAGGTTTTTCCCGTGCGCCACGTACTTGCGGGACGTGTATTGCTGCTCGACGCGCACCCGCCTGTCGTTTCGGAATCGCTCCGCGAGGATCCGCTGAAACGCAAACGTCAGTGTCTCGTCGTGGTTCCCGGCCACCACGAGCGTGTCGGTCGGGGCAACGCCGGCCGCGGCATCGACCAACGCCAACAGGGCATCGGTGCCGTCGTTGAGCATCTTCGGAAGCCGCCCGTCTCGCTCCAGCGGCGTGCCGCTCGTGGTCGTGCCGGAGGGCGTGTCGTAATGGTAGAGATCACCCAGCGTGGCCACCGTCAGGCGGCCAGGCTTGTAGCGGGACGCCACGTCCAGCAGCTCCGCCGACGCCTCACGCACCAGGCGGGCCGCGATGTCCAGGTCGTAGTCCTGGCCGGCCGTCTTCCTCCATGCGTATTTGCCGAAATGGGGGTCGGCCACCACGAGCACCGCCCACCGATCGGCCCCTTTCACCGGCCGGGGCCGCGGCTTGATCGGCCTGCGAATCTCGGCCTTGGCCGCCTCGATCATGGCCTCCACGACTTCGCGGACGCCGGGGCCGGGCCGCGGCTTGAGCCGCACGAACACGCGAAACAACTCGGTCACGACCGCCCGGCCGGTGGAGCGATCGACGCTGGCCGACTCCCACTTGGTGGCCTCGCTGGCCGCGACCTCGTAGCGGGTCATGTCGGCTTCGATATGCCGCAGGAGATCCTCGACCGTGCGGATCGTCCGGCTCGTGGAACGAGCCTCCACGCAGTCGCCCTCGGTCCGCTGTGTCACCTGCTCGGAGTCGCGGGCCGGCTCCGGCGGGGGCAACGCGGCCGCCACTCGCTCGCTCAGTCTGGCTTTGCCAGCCACATGCGGACTCCCTGGTGGCCGCAGATCGGGATGCCGTCCTGTCGGCACTCCTCAACGATGCTCCGGGCCAGGGGCAACGCCCCGCCCGGAAACTCCCCTGCTCGAAGCCGCCGCCGCAGTTCCAGTAGCTCCGCCTGGACGTCGGCCGGGAGCCGATGGAAGAACCCTTGCGGCGCGGGCCGCATCTGTTTTGCCCGGTCCACGACGCGATCCAGAAACGCTTTCCCTGCCTTCGCCATGCCGTTCTCCCTGGTGGGGTGGGTGCGGCATCCTGCCCTGCCCGGTGCGGGCGTCAACCCCAATCTGGATCAGTATGTGGCGCCCAGCTTGACGAACTTCCACGCGCTACCAGTGCAGACCAACTCGGCGGCTTCCTGGGAATACAACGCGACCACAGTGGACGCAGCGGCGTTTTTAACCGTGATGGTGTTGTTGGAGGTGCCGTCTTCGTTCTTGATGATGAATGACAGACCCTCGTTGCCGGCCGAGATCGCCGGGAGCGTCACGTCGATGGACGCCGAAGGCTCAAGGAACTGGTAGCGCTTACTGGACGTCGTGAGCGTGACGTTGGCAGATGGGGCCGCCACGTTTACGCCCGTGGCCTGCGACGCCGGCGCGGCGGGATCGGGGGCAACTAACTCGGCGCGGAGCCATGAGTCCTGCAGGACCATGCTTTCATTACCGCTTGTGGTGGCTGTTGCCTGGGCAAACTGAAACGCGACCGTGCCCGCCGTGCTGCCCGTTCTGACAACCGCGACTAGCGTATTAACGCCGTCGTTTTGTTTTCCTGCACCCGGCGAAAACGGGAGCACCAACTCCGGCATATTGACTGCCGGCGGCAGATGGTACTCAGGCCGATAATCGTCAGGGCCGGCGAACTGGTGAAGCGCCTGGGAGATCGTCGCTCCTGATGGAATCCGTAGCGACCACTTGGAACGGTGAGCGCTTGATTCCTCGAACCGCCAGAGCATCGTCACGAAATACGTGGAGTTGGCTGCAGCCGGAAACTGCAGCTCGCTGTCATCCACAAGCGTCGCCGAGTCTTGGACAAACTCATCAAAAGACTT